TGTCAGAAAGAAGGTGGTCATCGCTTCCTGATTCTCCGCAAGGTGCGCTCGCGGGTCCAGGAATCGGTCCTCGAAGTTTTCCGTTGTCTCTTACGCGAGACCGAAGTTGCCTATGATCTTAATAAGACCAGTCGAGTTATCTCGTGGAACGGGCCGGATGGAAGGCTAAACGAAGTTCTATTCGATGGCCTGGATGATCCCGAAAAGATCAAATCGATTAAGGGCATAACGGGCGAGTGGCTTGAGGAAACAACCAACTTTACAAAAAACGATTTCCTCCAACTTGATCTTAGGTTGCGCGAACCGGGTCCAGCATATCATCAAATCATCCTGAGCTTTAATCCGGACGAGGCTCAGGCTCCGTGGCTCAAAGAGATGTTCTTTGACCACGTGAATCCGGATGCCTTTGTCCATAATTCGACGATTGCAGATAACCCGATAGCTGAGGTCAGGGCAACATATGCGCTCCGCCTTAAAGAACTCAAGGCCCAAGACGAGACGATGTACTCGATCTATGGCCTTGGGTTATGGGCCATGCCGAAGGGCCGGATTTATAGCTGGGACGTTCAGCCAGCACCGACGATCTATGATGAGTTTTTCTATGGGCTTGACTTCGGCTATTCAGTCAACCCCTCGGCGCTCATCAAGACCTATCGCAGAGCTGATGAGTTCTGGCTTGAGGAGATCATCTATCAGGCCGGCCTGACAAATCAGGCCATTGCCTTAGAGATGCGGGGTCTTGGGATCGGCAAATACGAACAAATATATGCCGACGCCGCTGAGCCCAAGAGTATTGACGAGATAGCTGAGTTCGGGTTCAACGTGCGTGCCTGCGACAAGGGACCCGACAGTGTTAGGGCAGGGATCGGATATCTCAAGGCGCAGAAGATCCACATCGTCCAGGGTTCGACGAATATCATCCGCGAGGCCGGTAAGTACAAATGGCGGGAGGACAAGAACGGCAATGTGTTACCGGAGCCCGTGAAGTTTGATGATCACAGCATGGACGCCATCCGCTATGCCATCATGACGCACATGCGGGCGGCAGGGGCCGTTTATATCGGCGGCATCAAAAGAAGTGTCTACCCGGAGTAAAAAGGAATGAGCATATTCAACAAAAGCAAAATCCTTCAGGCCGAAGTCCGTGAACTCCGGGATAAAACTACTGAACTTACCGGGCAACTCCAAAAGGAATCAGCCCACAACAAGGAAGTCCAGGAACTTCTTGTCAAGGATATCCTTACGCTCCAAGAGACGACTCATGCCTATGTCGGCAACGATTATCAGGTCTACGAGGATGCGGTCTATGAGATAAGCGAGAAGTATTGCGGGCGGGCCGAGTGGGGGGCACTCCAGACGCGGAGCATCATCGACCTGCGCGGCGCGTTCATCCTGGGCGAGGGGATCCGCATATCGCACACGACCGAGACGCGGGCCGAGGCGGATCGAGAACTCCAGTTTGCCGAGGACTTCATGTCCTTCAATGACCTCGACGGCGAACTCGATCAGGAGATGGCGAAGGAAGCGGAGATCGAGGGTAAGATCGCCATCAAACTTTGGCTGGACGAGGAACCCTACCGCGACTGGCCGGGAATGGTGTCGGCACGGTTCCGGTCATGGCTATCCAGCAAGTATGTTGTCGAGGCGGACCCGAACGATTATCTCTGGTATAAAAAACTCTCATGGAACGCCACATCGACCGTCCCGGCAGGGAGTTATGACGAAGCACAATTCGTGTATGCCAAGTTCGGGGGACGCATTAACATGCCGAATGAGGCGCAGCCGAAGATAGCCGCTTGTTTGACGCAGATTGACAGGCTTGATAGGGCGCTCCGAGATCTCAGAGAGATAGACCACTTATTTGCCTCCCCGACACCGCTATTTACGGTGACGAGCGCTCAGGAAGGGGCGGCGGTTGAGGCGTATATCGAGAAAACGAACTGGAAGATCGGCAAGGCATTGGTTACTTCCTCAGCATTCAGCCTAGTATCCGCGCCCATAACGGGAGTCGAAAACCTTATAGCCGAGATCGAACTCTGCGTGAAGATGATTAGCGGAGCAACCGGAGTACCCATCCATTATCTTGGGTTACTCGACCTCCTGCGCAATCGGTCAACCGGCGAGAATATCCGCGAACTCATTATGGCATCGACGACTAGGGAGCGCCAGACATGGATCGGCGTCTATGAGGAACTCTTGACCAAGGCTATGCAGATATGGAACGCGACGTATGCCGCGCAGAAGTCGCCCCAAGCGCAACTCGACCCGACGCGCATCAAGGTCGATATCCCGCAGGTGACGCAGGAGCATTGGGATCATATCCAGAACGTGCTCATCCCGGCGGTGGCAGCGAACATTATCAGCAAGGAGCACGTTGCGGGGCAGATACCGGGCGTAGACCAGGAGAAGGAGGCTGAACTTCGCGGTGAGCAAGAGGCGAAGCGAGCGGAGCAGGATAAACAGGCGATGGCGGCATGGAAGGATGAACCGGGACCGAGGGGAATAGTTGGGCAAATGGCCAGTTTTGTAGATGATTCTCCATTTATTATCCATGGCAAATGAAAACGGCGGTTAAGGCACAATGATTACCACGACCAGACGTGTAGCCGGACTACAGATTATTGCGACACCCTGCCCGGCGTGCGGATCGGCGATGTACAAGATGACCTGCCGTTGCACCATGCGAAAGCAAGGCTGGAACCTATGCGCCAAGTGCGTCAAGTGCGGCAACGTCATCGGACTCACGAGGAGACGGGGAAGATAGGGAGGCGAAGATTAAAGGATTTATCGACCCTCGGCCTGAGCAACAATGGCTTGGGCTTTTTTGTCTCCTTCATTGCTTTTCTTTTTGATAAAGTTATACATAACTGGACAGGCGGCGATCAGGCGGGCGTTAGCTTCATTGGATTCATCCAAGGGGATAATTGCGACTTGACCTTTTCGAGTTCCCACGGAAAGTGCCTCAAATTTATCGAGGCCCAAGTTCTTGCAAATTTGTGTCTCTGGTTTTGAATCATCGGAATCAATGCGGTATTTGTTCTTCCGAAAGCCGACTGACCATGGTCCCGGCGTATATGTTTTCATCACATTAATCCTCCTTCTGGGATGATCATGATTTTAATTTATCATATTCAAGGCTAAAAGTCAAGAGGAAATAACGTGCCATACACCGAAATCAAGAAAGAGATGGTCGAAGGGAAAGAGAAGTGGTGCTTCCGCAATAAGGAGACCGGGCGCAGGATTTGCTCGGATACCGAAGCGGGGGCTATCGCGGCAATGAGGGCGCGGTATGCACACGCCCAGGAAATGAAATATATCGACCCGTTCTTCAATCCCATGATTAAGACGGGCGAGGAGGATTGATGATCACAACCAATACCACACGGGTGCGGGCGAAGGAGGATGACGGCAAGCGGCGCGTCATCACCACGACGACCATGAAGCCAGCTAAAGTTCGGTTTATGCAGAGCGAATTTCCCGGCGTGCAGAAGCGTGAGACACGGAAGGTCGATCCCAAGATCAAGTTCACGACGGTTGATCTTGATCATCTGATGAACAGCATGGGATATACACGAGCAGTCAAGGCTAAGGCCGCGCCTGCGCCTGCGCCTGCGATCAAGACGCCGCAACCCAAGGCCGCCAAGAAGGCCGCGGTCAAGAAGAGAGTGAAGAAATGAAAAAGGTTGCAATCATTGAACATTGTAAAGCCTGCCCGCATTCGACCTATATCACGACGATCGATCCAAAACATCCGCGTATTTATCTCGGGTGCCATCTGGCAGACAGGTCGTTTGATGTCGGGATAGCCTTAACCGATAGGCCTCAAATCCCAGGTTGGTGCCCCCTGCCCGACGCCAAGTATCTGATTGCTTTTAAGGAAAGCTTCCCACTCGGGGAACCCATTCATCCCGATGTATGGAATCAATTTTGCGTATTTAGAGAGCAAGAAAAAAGAGAGGGAAGGTGAAGATCCGCGTCGCCCTTCACTGCATGGCCTCCTCAGAGATAGCCGGGATGATCCCCGAAGAGACCATCGCAGAGATAAAGAAAACCGACCCGACACCCCTATTCCGGGCCTATGTCGTGGCGCACGAAGG